TCACGTATGCGCTGCATGTCACGAACATGACGGGCAAAAGTAATGCCGTACTTTTCATCCAGCTCTGCTCTGTATGCTTTTATAGCAGCTACAACATTTGGGTGCATGTTTGGATTGGTGAGCTCCGAAGCTTTTACATGAGCTGACTTTTCAGGATAGCCTGCGTTGATAGCTGCCTGACGTTTTGTAATCATACCGTCGTTTGCAACAAATTCTTTTACAAACTTCTCTTGTTTAGGCGTCAGAGGAGTTTCTATGCTTTTACGAGGTCTACCTCTAGATTTTTTGACGACTTGCATTATAGCCCTTTATATAGCTTCCTATCCTAAAACTAAATGAAATAAGCTATTTTGGCAACCAATAGGGAAAAAGTTACATGTTACATAAAAAGTTACAAAATTATTTTTGTATATATATGTTATTATTGTAGAAATTACCTGTGTAACATTTTGATCATTTGAATCGCCTTAAAAAAATGAAAAAAATATTTTTTTGTTAAATCTGTACATATATAAGTTTCACAGCAAGTAACCCCTTATCCAGCAAGGGCTACAGCGTAACTTTTTTGTATTTGAAAAGTGTTACAAAAGTTACACCCTGCTCTGGTCATCGCAACAGAACAGGGTGTAATTGTCAATCAACAGCAGAATGGAGATTCTTGCATACATAACCCTAGTCCGTGGGCCGTGCACCGTCAAGCCCTAAAAGCAAACGACGGGCGATTTATATTTCACCCGTCGTTTTTTATTTCTCAAACGCGACCAGTCGAAGCGTCGTTTAGTGGACCGTTTCATCTGGTAGGTCTGCTGCTTTACGCGCGAAGCTGTCTGCGACTGCTATCATTTCGGACACGTTCTCAGGATCAGCGCAGCTCCGGTAGGCACATTCAATAATTACTGTAAGCAGCCCGACCATGACCAACGGTTCATGTTGTGCGTCCCCTGCCTTTGTAGCTTTAGAAATTTCTTCAAGGGCATCGACGCCCATGTGATACCCGTGTTCGAAGTCTTTACTGTCACTATTCACTATAAGGCGCACTAATTCGGTCATCCCTGCAATATCCTGTTCCAGTGTTTATTTATTACAGAAACTTCTTGATGTGCTTCGCGAGTAAACCCACGGTCACGCAGCAAAGTTTGATTATGCAGGTTCACCACCTTTTGGATAGCTTCCATCGACTCATGCCATTGAGGGCGTAGGCCCTCTACATAACCCGCTTTATTGACCATATCTTTTACGGTTTCATCATCCATATGCTTATATTCCTATTTTTGAGACTTTTGATCAATCAGTATTATTTTATTCATCAAATCACCAAACAGGTCATCAATCTTTGCAACGGCAATCATATCCTGATATTTGAGTTCTTCTCTATTCAAATAACGCAGATGCAAAGTGGTCAACAAATTCCTGGTGTTTCGCAAAACGGTTAAATCAGTTTCAGTAAAAACCACACCTTGTGGGTGGTTTTCCTGCTTAACAACTTCGCCCGCAACTTTTAGCTCGACTTTACGGGGGCGACCAACTTTCTTTTTATTTTCTGTCATTTCGTTCTCCTTGACAAGCATTCAATAGGTCATTAGTATATAAGAGTTATTTTATATAAGTCAAGAGGAGTTTTATATGAACGCCGCAGACATGAGCGTAGAAGAATTTGAAAAGCATCTGGCGGACATGCGCGACAGACTTTTCTATTATAAAAACTATAGTAAAGAGACGGGCTCGAAGCGTGATGATCCGAAAAGTAAACGCACCTATCTGACCCAGAAGCGCGGGCAGGGGTTAGCGAGCGGTTCGCTAAAGCGTCGTAAGCCTATGCGTCATCAGCGTCCATACTAGTGCGGTTCAGAACAGGGTCAAATGATGGCTTGCTTTCCCAGATACAAAACAAAATGGCATTACCTTAGAGATTTAACAGATAATTGGTATTGTCACCCTCATTTGAAGCACATTTATGGGAAAGATTTGAAAGATAGATTGAGGTTAAAACATCGTGTTAGAAAAAATGCGATTAGGTGGTTGAGGAAGAACGCATCAAATGAAGTTGACCTGTAGATATGTAAGCGTCGATGACCCTGTACCGGAAGGCTGGACGTTACACAAACTTTATGGTCATCATGGTGCAAATGGATATGGAGTAATTACAATGGCTGATAACAGAGAGAAGGATGATTTCTATCCAACGCCTCCTGAAGCTACGAAAGCCATGATGGCCCGTTGTCCGTGGTTGAAGTTCCCTGAAGAGGGGAACGAGTATGCCATATGGGAGCCAGCGTGTGGCGAAGGTCATATGTCAGAAGTTTTTAAAGAAGCAGGGTTGAGCACATACAGCACGGATCTCGTGGACCGTGGATATGGTGACGCACACGGTGTAGATTTTTTAATGGAGCAGAAGAGCTTTGCTCCGTGGATAATTACAAACCCCCCATATAAGCTTGCCAATGAGTTTGTGAAACATGCTTACAAACTCCAGGTTGAGAACAAGCAGGGCGAGGGGTTTATATTTTTGTTGCGACTAGCGTTTCTAGAGGGACAAGCACGGTATAAAGAAATTTTTAAAGATATGCCGCCCAGTAAAGTGCTAGTGCATACAAAGAGGCTGACCTTGATTCGGGGCGACCACGAAGAATCGTGGTACGGTTCGGGAAAGACAGCTATGGCGTGGTTTGTCTGGGAGATAGACCCGTTTACAAAAGAAGGGGCGCAGCCCCGCATTCAATGGTTATAAGGAGACCAACATGTTGCAGAAGTTTTTAAAATTGTTCTTTCCGTGCTTTGCGAAGTCGGAGAAGCTAGAGCCGTTCAAGCATCCGCAAGAGGATGAGGTTCAGGATATATTAAACAAAGAGCGGGAAAAGAAAATGAAAGCCGCACCGAAGAAGAAGCGGGGCAGGCCAAAGAAAAATAAATAGGGCAGAGATATTTGGGATCGGCTAATTAAAACTTTCTCTGCCCCCATGATATACGAAGTTTTTAAAAGAGCAGCCTAACTGGTTGCTCTTTTTTCTTGTTCTGTATAGGGATTGTCGTCTTGCATAAGCAAAGAAGCTGTAACGCCAAGGTTATATAACGCCTCTTGCATTGGATTGTCGGAAGCTTTGCCCCGTTCAGATAGAAAAACCTCGATAGGTTGGCCTGTCTTTGGATGATAACTTACAGTTACAGACAGCCCCATGCCAACTTCCTTTGTTACACAAGGTCTACGGGTAGGTAAATCCAACATATTTCACTCCTCATTTGTTTGATTCTATCAGTCTATAGAGAAGCCAAAGTTGAATCTAGATATTAATCTGTCTCTTTTATCTCATACCCTTCTGCTCTGCAAAACACGTCAAACATGACGCGGAGCTGACCAGATATACTTCGGTTTTCTAATTCTGCGATTTTCTTGATGCCTTTGTATACTTTGATAGGCACTAACACTGATTTCCATTTCGACGTATCCATAAGACCCTTCTCCATAATTCCCCGGCAAGGACAGGGCCTCTAGTGTCTGGCTTGAGGGTTGGACCCCTGCCCTTACCTGTAAGATAATATAGGAGATTATACTAGAAATAGCAAGAGAAAACCTACATACTCTCGCCCCAGTTGTCTCCTATCTCTATGTCTGTCTTCATTGGCACTTCTAACTCTATCGCATCACACATAATCTCTGCGATATTCTTTGCGGCCTGTTCATGTTCTATGCTGAAAGCGAGCTCGTCATGCACCTGCAACAAAGGCAGGCATCCCTCTTTGTACAGGTCTACCATTGCTTTCTTTGTCATATCCGCAGCCGACGCCTGTATCAAACGGTTTAAAGCTTTGTATGCCTTGGACCGTTGCAAAGGGACAGTGGGCCCATAATGTGCGCGGGCCTCATCATATTTCATGGCCTTGTGCATACCAAACTTGGTAGGCTCAAAGTCTGGAAACCTGCACTTGCGGCCCAGCAGGGATCGAATAGAGCCCTCTTCGTTGCCGTTCTGGACACGGTCTTGCACAACCTTCATAAGCTTTTTAACAAACGGCACTCGCTCATCATATTGCCGTGTCAGCTCTTTTGCCTCTTCGCCCGACAGGTCCAACTGGTCACCCAGCTTGCCAACGCCCATACCATACATCATGCCTAAATTTATAACTTTTGCCTGCTTGCGCGGTATGTCCGCCATATCCGCAACCATCGTATGGAAGTCCATGTCTGGGTTGTTCTTATAACCGTCAACAAACTCATTGACCTTTGGCATAAGCTTGCCTGTTCGCTTCTGGTACAGAGCTGCAAAGTGTACAAGAATGCGAGGCTCTTGCTGGGAGTAATCTATCGACGCCCACTTTTCTTCTTCATTTGGTACAAAAACGGACCTAATCAAAGGTCCTAGTTTTGGATGGCGGGCAGGGATCTGTTGAAGGTTAGGGTTGTTCATAGAAATTCGTCCCGAAACGGTCCCACCGTCGTCAGATCTAATTTGGTTTATGTGCCCGTGCACTCTGCCGTCACGACCTATGTGTTTTTGCAGCCCGTCAATGAACGTGCCTTTACTTTTATTAAATTCTCTTGCCAATAAGATCTGCTTTGGCAGCGGGTGTTTGTGCGTATTAAGGAAGCTTTTGGTGAAGGACGGTGCGTCTTTTGTCGTCCTGGGGTAATCAAGTTCTAGCTTATCAAACGCCTTGGCGATAGAAGCAGCAGCCCAAATCTCAACGTCAAAGCCTACGAGCTTGTGCAGCTCCTCTCGCGCTTTCTTCTCTTCTGACAGCATGAACTGGGTTGCCCGTTCCATTGCATCTTGGTCCACCCGTATACCCTGCATGGTCATATCAACAAGACAAGGTAGCAGGTCTCGTTCAAGCTCGTGAACCGTGGTCAGTTCTTCGCGTTCTATCTGAACTTTAAAAAATTTCCACAGCTCAAGTGTAAGCACCGCATCCTGCTCTGCGTATTCACCTACAAAGTTGGCAGGCATACGCCACATTTCGCCCTTGGGGTCAAAGCCAAACTCTTTCGCAGCCTCGACTAAGGCACGTTCTGATTTGGTTTTGTTGATGTGGTCATACGCAACAGCGTTCAAACTGTAGCTGAAACGGTTCTCATCCAGTAGCGCAGCCACAACCATTGTGTCTATGATGTTGCCATTGACTTCAAAGCCGCTTGCTTTCAGCCAGCCAAGGTCATATTGAGCGTTATGCATGACCTTATCGGCAGGGCAGGCAAGCACCTTTTTCATATAGTTTCCCACGATTCGCTCGTCCAAGTTGCCCCCACCTTCGTGTTTTATAGGCAGATAGCCCTGCCAGCCGTCTACAGCTAAGGCAAAGCCGACAATATAACCGTCCTTGCGGGGCCAGCCGGGGCCCAGCGTTTTGATGTTTGGGTCACATGTTTCGAGGTCAATCGCTATTTCTTTTGCGTCTGTCAGATCTGGCAGCTCAAAAGGCGGAGCCCACTCAAAACTTTTTAATGGAGACATAAACTCAACTTCATTCATTGGTCTCTCCTATCTCATACTGTAAACGTGTTAGATAAAACTGTGCTTTGGCAAGGTCCTCAGCAGGGTTGCCCTTGTGCTCATACCGCCATATGTATTTGATGATCGCGCCCTGCAGGTAGTATTTGTAGCCCGGACCTAGAGCCGCTTTGATTGCATCAAGGCATTCTACCTTGCCAAGCGTGTAATGCTTGGGGCTGTTAACCATGTCGCTCATGTTCAGTTACCTTTGCCTATCCTCAACTTTTCCCATTCACGAACTCGTTTGTCCGCCTCAATTACCTTCGCTTTAAGTTCAGCGATTTGCTGCTCGTGGCGTTGTATTGCTCTTTTACGTCCAGCCGATGCCCTATGGGAGGGGCTACAATATACGGCTGGTTTAAAAGAATGGAAGATTTCATCACACCAAGCGCAGGTGTTCGTGACAAAGTTAGGTGTAATTGTGACCTCTACACTATCATCTAACGGGACAAAAATATGATGGCCCATGATTTTCTTTTTATGTTTCATATCTGGTAGCTCCTTATGCCGTCCATAGGCGAAACGATAAACAAGTTTTGCTTTGACCGTGTCACGCCTACGTAAAACAAGCGGTGCAGGTCATCTAACATTCGGCGACCTTCGCGTGTGTCTGAAGATATAGATTGGTCAGATGCATTTGATATGTCTGTATACAGAACAACATTGGTAGCCTCGCCCCCTTTTGTGCCGTGAATAGTAGAGACCTTGATCCGTGGTGCGCGGTTTAAGTCCTCTCCTCTACGAAGCAGCGCAGCGATATAGGTTTTGTTGTCTTCTGATATCTTGTCCATAGCCACGTCCCACGTCATGTCTTTGGTTGCAAGCAGCCCCATGTTTTCCTGCAAGCTTGCCAGCGTGAACATATCGTCAGCTTGTGTGTTGGGTAAATTTTTAAAACCTCGCTTGATGCGAGTGATGGATTTCATAAAGTAATACAGGTCTTTCACAGCATTAGCAGTGACTTCTTCGCCTTTGACGAGGGACTTCCAAGTATCCAAGGCAATAGCCAACTTCAAACTAATGCTTCTGTAGCCCCTGTTCTCAAAGTAAAAACCGTGTTGTTTCAACGATTCGCACACCTCGTTGAGCATATAGTTGCATTGAGCCATAATCATCCAATCGCCCTTTTTAAATTTTTCTATGTCAGGCTCGAATATGTGATGGACAGTGCCGTCCTCTGGCTTGGGGTTATAATGCTTTGGGCGACGGACAGTGATGCGATTGGCAATCCGCTGCGCTACCTTATGCACTGTGCGGGGCACACGATAAGATTGCGAAAGAACTTCTGACCCCTCTTCTACATTTAAGAAATGCTCAACGTCAGCCCCAGCCCATCTATAAATTGCTTGGTCATCATCGCCTGC